ATTCAACTCCTAATGGTGATGACCTCGTAGCTTACATGGCACGTGTGTCTAACCCAGATAATCAGAACAACACTGAGACCAGTGCAAGGCTGATTAAATACCTTATTAAACATAAACATTGGTCACCGTTTGAAATGGTGAACATGTGCGTAGAAATTAACACTACTCGTAGTATTGCAGCTCAGATTCTTCGTCATCGTAGCTTTAGTTTCCAAGAGTTTTCCCAACGTTATGCTGAGGTAACTGCTAAACCTAATGCTCTCGTTGTTCGTCGTCAAGATAGTAAGAACAGGCAGTCTAGTATTGATGACGTTGACCCTTATACCTCTCAGGACTTTCAAATCAAAGCTCAACAGGTATATGACTTGTCATACGGTCTATACAACGAAATGCTGGCAGCAGGCATTGCTAAAGAGTGTGCGCGGGAGGTTTTACCTATGTCAGCACCTACAAAGCTGTACATGAATGGAACCCTAAGGTCGTGGATTCATTACACAGATCTTCGCTGTGCTAATGGTACTCAGCTTGAACATAAAGTCATTGCTGATGAATGTCGTAAGCATATGGAATCATGTTTTCCTTTGGTATCGAAAGCTTTATCGTCTATTTGACCGGGTTTGTGGCGGTTTGCACCGCTAACACGGTTAGTTTAATGGCTTGTTTAAATGTAGGCAGCTATATGCCGGGATATATCAATGATTTAGTCGAATATGTCCGGTATAAACCTTACGAAAAAGAGCAGATTTATTTAAATAAACAATAATGGTAGTTTGGTCCGTTGTATGGATGCTGTTTGTACTAATGTCAGCAGTATCCTACGTTATTTACAAGGTCATAAATTTTGACAAAAATGTTTGAAGCCTATTAACGTGTATGGCGGGCCGCCGCTACCCCCATGGCCCCCGGTTCGAGCCGGTAGAACGTAGTTCTAACCCCTTTGCCAGTGTTTAACAGCACCACGCGGGCGCAGGCAGGCGCGGTAGTTGGTATCCTGCGGGGTGTCAATCACACGCGATCTGTCGCGACGGCTTAGCTACGCTAATTGATCAGCACAACATCGATAAGCAAAGATGATAAGCCTTGGCATGACTGGGATCTGATGGGATGATGTGCAGCTTGATCGACCGTCCACCGACCATGGGGTGTATAGTGACTATCAGAAGAGTTCTTTGAAGATTGAGTATCTCGACTCTCCCTGTAAAGGGGGAGGAGAGTCTCGATCCTTCAATCAGAACTCTCTGGAACCTCGACAACTGCATAACTCGTTGCGACGGTACGGTGTGGTCATCCACAGCAAGCCGTAGAGCCTGGAGGTGCTTGACCAGTTGGCCGGCCAGGGTGTTAAGCTTTGTAAACAAAGCGGCGAGCCACAGCCGCTATACAAGTATGCTCATGGCACAGCTGCACGGTGCACCGACGCCCTGCCCGTTTGAGTCGGGCTGCTAGCTATTGCGACGACAAGGTCGCATCCATTGTTCACTTCACTTAACATTTCATGTTCACCTATTCTGCAACTCGTACTTCTGCTGCCTGCCAGTTCGTCCACGTTGACCTGCTGCGTGGCGTAGCCATTGTGTCGTTCAAGAACGGCAACATGTACGAGTACAAGAACGTGTCCCGTCGTGCTATCGCTAGCCTTATGGCTAACCCTAACATGTCACTCGGGTTCTGGGTCAACCACAACCTGTTGGACACAGCTCGCACCAGCTACAAGGTGGTGCCTAACATCGTCGAAGACTTCACCGAAGAGTTCGTCGCTGCCTGATAGGCACAGCTCACGGGATCATAGCCCGCTGCCAGGTGCAATGCCTGGCATGAGCCTGGGCTCAACGCCCTACATGTACACATTGCGTAACACATCATCATGTCCATGCACTCCGCGTTGACTGCACGTTTCGATGACATCGACGAGATCAAGGACGTAGCCCGCTATGGCTGCGCTTCTGGTGTCTCTGGTTTCATCTACTATCACGAAACCCTTGCATTCTATGATGAGTACGAGGATGAGATCCTTGATTATCTCTCCGACTGCGACATCTCAATCAAGGACGTTTGTGAGGATGACGATGACATCACACAACTCAAGAACCGCCTAGTCTGGTGTGTTGTTGAGATGTGGTGCAACGCACAAGAGATGGCAGAAGAGATGCGCCAGGTCGCACTCGCATCCTGATACGTTCAAGCGTGTGGCTAGGTGCAAACCCTAGCCCAGGTATTGCCCACGCACTGAGCGGGGCTAACTATTCACACATGGATCACATGCAACAGCACGCCCTGAAGCAGGCTGACCCTAAGTATCAAGAATACTCAGCCAAGATCAGGGACGCATATCAAGAACGCAACCGTGTCAATGCTAAGCAATGCTTCACGATGCGGATGATCACTAACCTTCAAGCATCGCTTGATCTCACACGTAAGAAGTCTTGGGACTTCGAGAGTACTGACGCTAACACTGACAAGGTGTTGGAAGAATACACCGGAGACGATGGTGAGTCTTGGTTCTACACCTACCACAATGCAGGTGAAGAGATTGAGAAGATCATGATACAGAAATGTATCAAGGTCGCAAACCTTGCTGCTCAATACGATGTGTTGACTGAGCGTATCTCCAAACTTAACAAAGACCAAGACAAGTACGGTGACAATCTTGTCAAGAAAGCAAAACAAAAGGAGGAATCCAAATGAATCACCCACTTCTGTGGATGCTGTATGCATTCGCACTCTTGCTTGAGTTCACGTATGACGTGAGCAAGTTCATCATCATCCACTCAATCGTATGTGCTATCCTGATCAAGGACGCATATCAATCTATTGACTGGAACAAACTCAACACCATCCGCAATGACATCTCAAGAAACTTTGTATACGAACTTGCATGAGTACGTCAGCGATTGGTATGACGGACTCAACGATGTACATGAGCATGATCTTCATAAACTCATGTATGAATACATTGACGCTATCTCTGAATTTTCTGAATGCGAATCACATTAGCCACACTTATCGTTCTACTTGGATTGCACATTGGCCTGGTAGCTATTGACAATCTCAAGGAAGCACAGGACAAACGCATGGATGCACTGTGCAAAGCAAACCCTACGATGTGTAGACAATGAACGAAACAAACATCATCCTTGCAGTCATCGGGTGTGTTGGTTTACTAGCCACACTCTCGGTGTACTCAAGAGCAAACAAGGTCACAGCCAGGTATGAGAGACAAATCACACGACGAAAACTTTCTAATTAAGAATGCAATCTATTGTTGGTTGCATCACTTTCCCAATCACGAATGGACGGAGCGATACAAGGAGCTAGCCAAACGTGACACATTCACTCGCATGGATGCTAATGAACCAAAGCCCAAGCCACGTCCAGCACGACGACGCAAGCCATCAACCGCTTGATCTTTCACACTCACCATTGCGTGAGTACCATGTATGCCTATCTAGTGGGGAGACTATCTATATCCTCGCTCATGATTCCGAGGAGGCAGCTTGGTCTGCCCTCGAATTGGCCGCAGATAGGTCCCTTTATCTTGTTGACGTGAGGCTAGCTGATGAGTGGTAAAAAACCATACTTCCCAAACAACTGGAAGAAATACAAGGATGCTCCTGCTGAGCTGTTCGAGCCTCACACATTCCTAGAGATTGTTGAGTGGAAACTATCAGCTTGGGAACTACCTTCTGATGTATGTTGTATGATTCGTGCAACAAATATCAAGACCAAAAAGGTCAAAGAACACATCTACAAGCGACAGCATGCTGCTGAAGCCAAGGTTGTGGAGTACATGAACAAGCGCACACATGAGTTTGTTGTATGTACTGACGAATCCATTCACTACATTCACCCTTCATACATCGATGACGATGAAGAAAGCGACATTTAACTTTCGTCTTGACACTCTCATGCATGAGATTGAGATGCATGAACACCGTGAAGAACTGATCAAGCTACTGCGTGAACAAGTAGCAGATGACAACGACAACTAATTTAACTATTGGCAACACCGGCAGAAATCAGTGCTCAGGTAGACCTTGAGCGTGAACAAATACGACAAGGACTTAAGCGACTCCGTGAAAACACAGAGAAGCTTGAAGACAAAGAGTATGCCAGTGCTACTGCTTACGGGGTGGCTTCTATTGAGCAGCTTTTGCCTCGTGTGGTTACACGTATTCAGTGTACTGCTAATCGAATAAAAGAAGGCAAGACCGGCGTTGCATTCAGGGAGATTCAAAAGTATCTAGCTGACATCGAGCCTGAAGCAGCGGCAGCTATTGCCTGCAAGGTAACCTTTGACAAGGTCTTTGCTACAAAGAAGGGCTCATCACTTGTACCCAACGTTACAGATGCCATTGGGCAAGCTGTAGAAAACGAGTGCATGATGCGCCACTACGAAAGCAAGGTGCCAGGTCTACTGCACACCATCAAAGAGAACTACTTTCACAAGTCCAGCGGCACACACCAAAAGGTCAAGGTCATCACGACGTTGATGCACCGCTACGATGTACCGCACTGGCAGTGCTGGGGGCGTGCGAACAGGGTGAAGCTTGGTGGATGGTTGCTTGACTGCATTTGCGAGGAGAGCGGCTGGTTCCTTATCGACATGCGTCAGGAAGGACGCAAGCGTATCAACCACGTGATCCCGTCACCTGCATTCATGGAGATCAAGGATCAGGTCATGGCACAGGCTGAGATGTTCAGCCCGCTAGCTTGGCCGATGCTGATACCACCAAATGACTGGGATGAGCAAAGGCCAGGCGGCTACTTGCTTAACGAGGTCATGCGTGGCTATCAAATGGTGCGCCGGGGCGATCCCACATGTATACAGGGAGAAACACCAATCAACTTTCTGAACAAGATTCAGAAGGTTGGATATACTCTTAATCCGTTCATCGTCGACGTCGCAAAGAAGTTGATGGATAGACGTAGAGAGGTAGGTAAGTTTATCCCTCAAGTAGAGATGCCTCTACCACCCAAACCTGCAGACATCGACGACAACAAAGACAGTGAAATGTCTTATCGTCGTGCAGCAGCGGAGGCATACAACTACAACGCACAATCGTTTCAGAGGTCATGTCGTACAAGGATGACCATGAACGCAGTAGACGTCTTCTACAATGTAGAGAAGTTCTACATTCCGTGGTCGTTTGATTACAGGGGTAGGGCTTACCCTATTCCTGCATTTCTTACACCACAGGATACTGACTTTGGCAAGTCACTACTTAAGTTTCATGAGCAGTCGTTCATGACTCCTGAGGCATGTGACTGGCTAGCCTTCCAGGTCGCTACTACGTACGGCTTGGACAAAGCACCAATACGAGAACGTATTGACTGGACAAAGGCAAACAAGGATCTAATAACTAGAATAGCTAAAGATCCTATCAATTCCTTACCTGAATGGGAGGTCGCTGATGAACCTTGGACATTTTTGGCCGCATGTGATGAATACTATCATTGCGTGCTGGAATGCGATCGTAATCATACTAATCTGCCTGTTGCCGTTGATGCTACCTGCAGTGGATTGCAAATTCTCGCTGGACTCGCTAGGGACGCATCTACAGCAGAACTGGTAAACGTATTACCTAGCGATAAGCCACAAGATGCATACAAGGTCGTCGCTGAGGCTGCTACGCCTAACGTGCCAGACTCAATCAAACCCTACATGGACAGGAAAACTGTTAAAAGGGTAGTGATGACCGTACCTTACAATGCTAAACCTTTTAGTAATCGTGGTTACATTCGTGAAGCATTGAAGGAAAGGAACGTCGAAGTGAACAAGGAAGACCTCACTCTTACCGTCAAGGCTGTACGTGATGCCATGGACGCTGTAGTCCCTGGTCCCATGAAGGTCATGAAATGGATTGAGTCGGAGGTCGGTAAAGCTATCGACAGGGGTGCTACTTCTCTTGAGTGGATCACACCATCAGGGTTTGCTGTCAATCAAAAGTTGATGAAACCCAAGGTTGCTACCATTGAGTTGCAACTGCTGGGTCGGTGTAAGGTTAGGGTCGCTACTGAAGACGGTGACAAGGTTGATAAAAACCATCACAAGAACGCAACAGCTCCGAATCTTATTCACTCCCTCGATGCATCTCTCCTGCACCTATCTGCATTACGCTTCAACGCACCGATTTCCCTCATACACGACTCGGTACTTTGTCGTGCTACTGACATGTCTGTTCTATCAGCCATTGTTCGTGAGACATACATGCACCTATTTGCGGAGCATGACTACTTAACAGACTTTGCCCAATACATTGGGGCAGAGACAGAACCACCGATCATCGACACGCTAGTACCAGCGGAGGTGATTGACTCCACCTATTTCTTTTGCTAATGGCACGAAACACTATCGTCACTGAACAGCCTGTTGTCCTTGAAGGATTCCAAGCTGTACTGAAACCCGGCAAGTTCGGGTACAATCTCAAGGCTGTCGTCGGTCAAGACGTCGTCGACAAGCTGGAGGCTGAGCGTCCTGACTGTCTCAAATGGGCTGAGTCAAAGCTCGCCAACCCGAAGCGTTCGACTCTCAAGCCTGAGCCTTGGGAAGAGGTATCTGAGGGCAAATATGTCGTCAAGTTCTCTTGGAATGAAGAGATGAAGCCTGGTATCGTTGATACTGAGGGCACACCTATCGAAGATGAGAACACTCCGCTGTACTCAGGTTGCAAGGTCAAGCTTGCATTCTTCCAAAAGCCTTACATTCTGAAGGACAAGGTCACGTATGGCACTAGCCTCAAGCTGCAAGGTGTCCAGGTCGTGACGCTGTCTACCTCTGCTGGTGTTGACACTGGTGATATGGATGACGTGGACGTGGCTGAACTCTTTGGCAAGACCAAGGGATTCAAGGCTACTGAGCCTGCTGTCACTGCTCCTGAAGGGGAGGTGGACTTCTGATGGTCGACTTCCAAGTGAAGAAGAACGATGATCTCAATCTCTACGAAGGCACGTTGACCGTGTCTATCCCTGAGATCACCGTTACTCGATTCAAAGCTGATCGCAACGATTTCAAATATGAGATGCGTCGAGCTGTCTCAGAAATCGTTGAAGAAATCATCGAAAAAAACATCGACGACTAAATGGCTTTTCGCTCCGGTCTAGAAGAGAAGGTCGCTGATCTTCTCGTAGACCTGGGTGTCAAATATGAATACGAAAGCACGAAGGTCTCATACGTAATCTCTCATAACTACACACCTGACTTTGTTTTACCGAATGGTGTGTGGCTTGAGACTAAAGGCTATTGGGATTCCAAGGATCGAAAGAAGATCAAGTCAGTCATCCAACAGAACCCTGACATAGATCTTCGGATGGTCTTCCAGGCACCCTACAATACAATCTCAAAAAAGAGCAAAACGACATACGCATCTTGGTGTGAAAAGAACAACATCAAGTGGTGTTCGTTTTCAAATATCCCCATTGCTTGGCTCATGTGAGCGACTCTGAATTTATTAGACACATACCTTGCCCGGAGTGTGGATCATCTGATGCAAACAGTATCTACACGGACGGGCATGAGTATTGTCACAAATGCCAGTACTACAAAGCTGGCGACGGTACAGTAAACAACCACACTCACCATCCCGTGCAAAATGTACGACTACAAGGATCAGCCGGAAGGCTGCACTCCCGAGGAATCTCCGAGAAAGTCTGTGAGTTCTACAAAACCTACAGAGAAGGAGAACTTCTACGCCACTATTACATCGATGGCGCTGGAGAGATTGTCGGAGCAAAAGTAAGGACTCCTGACAAACAATTCCGGGTAGAGGGCAAAGTTAAGACCTTGTTCGGCATGAACAAGTTCCCTAAAACTACTAAAATTAAAAGTGGGAAGGGTACAGAGAGTACTCTTGTCATTACTGAGGGTGAGATGGATGCAATGTCTATCTACGAAGCCCAGCCAAACTACTACGCGATCACTTCGATCCCGAACGGTGCTGCATCTGCAAAGAAAGCAATGCAGGACAACTTTGAATACATCACAAGTTTCGACAAAGTCATACTTTGCTTCGATAACGACAAACCGGGTAGAGAGGCTGCAACTGAAGCCGCCAGTGTGTTACCACCTGGCAAGGCTTTCATAGGCTTTCTAGCCGATTACAAGGATGCCTCAGAGGCTTTACAGGCTAAGGATTCACAGTCCATCCGTAATCTTCTGAGCTTTGCACACGAACAGTACAAACCAGACGGGATTGTTGACGCAAAGCAACTACTTGAACTCGTCACAACTCCGACACCACCTTCAGATCATGAGTACCCCTTTCAAGGACTACAAGCAAAGCTTCACGGGATCCGGTACGGAGAGCTTGTCACGATTACTGCAGGATCAGGGATTGGCAAATCGTCCTTCTGTCGCGACTTATGTACTCACCTGCTTAACAAAGGAGAACGGGTCGGTTACCTGGCACTTGAAGAGTCAAACCGCCGTACAGCTCTCGGACTTATGTCAGCAGCAACAGGACGAAGTCTCCACCTTGGAGAACATGATCGATCTGAGCTAGTTAAGGCATTCGATGAAACCATCGCAACGTGGAATCTCCACCTTTTTGATGGCTTTGGATCGTACGACCCGGATCACATCTACAACCGGATCGAGTACATGGCATCTGCTCTTGAGACCCGTGTTGTTTTCCTTGATCACCTGTCTATTTTGCTCAGCGGTCTTGACGGCGACGAACGTCGAATGATCGACACAACGATGACCAAGTTGAGATCACTTGTAGAAAGAACAGGTATCTCACTATTTTTAGTTTCACATTTACGGAGAACATCAGGCGATGTCAACCATGAAGAGGGAGCTAGGGTCACGCTTGGACAGCTCCGCGGATCTGCTGCTATCGCTCAACTCAGCGACGGCGTTATTGCGCTGGAACGAGATCAGCAGAGTGGATCTGAACGAAGCTCTACGACTGTGCGAGTCCTTAAAAATCGATATTCAGGCGAAGTTGGCGTCGCATCCCAACTGACTTACGACCTTTCTACCTGCAAATTCAATGAAACTGCAATCGAAGCCGAGTTCGACGCAACAACAGATTTCTAAGCCCAATCCTCCTACTGAGGAGATGGTTCGCAAAGCCCAGTTTATCGACAAAACTTACGTTTGGAAGAATGCTGGTATTCGATCTGGAAAGTGACGGGCTATTAGATGATGTTACCCGTATTCACTGTCTTGTCATCTATGACACGGACACTGACCAAACCCTTGTCTATAACGACGAAGGTGATCAAGAACCGATTGTTCGTGGTGTTCAAATCCTCCAGGAGGCAGAAATTATCTGCGGACATAACGTCATCGGTTATGACATACCTGTCCTTCAGAAAATCTATCCGTGGTTTGAGCCATCCGCCTTGGTTGTAGACACATTGTTGTTGTCAAGGCTCTACCATACTGACATTCTTGACATTGATCGTGGTCCAAAGACTAAAGACGGTAAGTTTCTAGGTCGTTGGAAGAACATGCCTTCATACATGTGGGGGCGTCACAGCCTTGAGAGCTACGGCTATCGGCTGAATGAATACAAAGGTCAATTCGGAAAGGACACTGACTGGCAGGTATGGTCACAAGACATGCAGGATTACTGCATACAAGATGTAAACGTTACTAAAAAACTATGCGATCACTTCCACCCCTACCTGACTGGGTCGCGTTAGAGCACAACGTTGCACAAGTACTTACTGAACAGGAGCTTCATGGATGGTATTTTGATACAAAGGCTGCATGGCAACTTGCATCGACTCTCAGAGGAGAGCTTGAGCAAACTTGTGAGTTACTACGTAACAGGCACCCTTTCGTCAAAGGATCGGAATTTACTCCTAAACGAAATAACAAGACCTCTGGATATGTTGAAGGATGTACGTTCACCAGACTGAAAGAGTTAAATCCTACCTCACGCGACCATATTTCATGGATCCTGCAAACATTTCATGGTTGGAAGCCGACCCAGATGAGTCCTACTGGGAAGCCCATCATCGACGAAGTGATTCTGAAGGATATTGGGACGGAGATAGCCCTGGCTTTTCTCAAGTGTCTCGATATTACGAAGAAATTGGGGATGATCTCGGAAGGCACGAACGCATGGCTGAAGCTATGTACGAGTGCTAATCGTATTCATCATCATTGTTCAGTTGCTACAAACACGCACAGATGTGCACATCGCAAACCAAATCTCGCGCAAGTCCCAAGTAATCATGAATTCAGAGAACTATTCACAGCCTCGCCAGGGCAAATTATGGTTGGTGCTGATCTTGCAGGTATTGAACTCCGCATGCTTGGTCACTATCTTGGCCGGTGGTCTGAGTCTTTTGCCGACACTCTCCTCAACGGCGACATCCATCAACAAAATGCTGACCGGGTTGGAGTTTCTAGGCGGCAAATCAAAACAATTACCTATGCCTTCATCTACGGTGCCGGAGATGCCAAAATCGGGCATTCCTATGATGCTTCCTTAAATGAGCGTACCGCTAAGACTAAAGGTAAAGAAATCAGGGAGGCGTTTGTATCTGCTATTGATGGACTTGCGGAACTTCTGGAGGCAATCAAAAAGGCGTCTGAGAAGGGCTTTGTCAAATCGATAGACGGTCGCAAAATCCTCCTTGATAGTCCACACAAAGCTTTGAACTACCTGCTCCAGTCAGGAGCTGGCACGGTCGCGAAGCGGTGGATGTTAATTAACCAACAAAACATTGAATCAACAAAGTTGTGCTGTGCACAGCTTGCTTTTGTACATGACGAACTGCAATTCGAGTGCCACCCTGACCACGCAGACGACCTATCAGCATCCCTGGTATACAGCGCTGCAGCGGCTGGCGAGTACTACAATTTACGAGTCCCAATCGCAGCAGAAGCGAAGCAAGGGAAGAACTGGGCGGAGGTCCATTGATGAAACTACTCATTGACGCTGATTACATTGTCTACAAATCCTGTGCAGGAGCTGAGACAGAGATTGACTGGGGTGACGACGTCATCATGGTCGTCAGTAAGTTCAGCGAGGCTATGGCTAACGTCCAACGTGAACTGGTAAAGATCAAAAGCCATTTCATGTGGGATGTGCCTGAAATTTTGCTGTTTTTTAGTGACTCTGTAAATTTCAGGAAAAAAATTTTCCCAAGTTACAAAGGTCATCGAAACAGAAAGAAGCCCTGTGGCTACAGACGTGTCATATCAGAACTAGCTGAGCAATACGGAGTCATTCGTATGCCAACGCTAGAAGCTGACGATGCCATGGGTATCTACGCAACGGAGAACCCAGGCAACATTATCGTGAGTCCTGACAAGGACATGCGACAAATCCCTGGCAAGCTGTTCAACATGGACGAGCTTATCGAAATCACTGAAGAAGAAGGACGGCAGTGGCACTTGATCCAGACCCTAGCTGGTGACCAGACCGATGGTTACTCAGGCGTGCCTGGTATTGGTGTCAAGCGTGCTGTGACTTTGTTTGGTGAGTGTGGTTATTCATGGGACACCGTTGTGAAGGCATTCACAGACAAAGACTTGACTGAAGAGGATGCCTTGATCAATGCACGACTTGCAAAGATCCTCACTAACAAAGAGTATGACTCAAACAAACGAACAGTCATTCCCTGGTGTCCCACCGATGCCAGTGACAACGCTGACGATGGAGCAGAGCTTCAAGCTGAGAAGGCTTGAGGATCTTCTCCCTGAAGCTGACAAGACAGACATCATCACTATCTTTCTTGCCCTGCAGAAGCAGAACTTCTGCCTTGCTAACACCGTATCTAATCTAGTACAACAGTGGCCGAATCACCCTCCCACTACACACGAGGTTCCATAGAAGTTTGGGATTTTATTCGTGATCAAAAACTAAACTATCATCTTGGCAATGCTATTAAATATATTTGCCGAGCCGGTTTCAAAGGTTCTAAGAGAGAGGACCTCAAAAAAGCTATCCACTATCTTGAGAATGAACTCGAACACATACGACCATTGCCGCCATCAATCCCTAGCGGATCAAGCGATATCCTTTCGTTCGGCGTATGGGATCCAGAACAGTTCGGAGAACCGGACTATGCAACTGGCTTTGATCGATGAAGAGTTCAAAGAATTCAACCAAGCTTTTTACAACGAACCTTACGAAGCTGAACTGAAAGAGCTTGCAGATCTTGTGTACGTCTGCTTTCAGTACGCTGAAAACATGGAATGGGATCTAGAAGAAGCACTAGACCGTGTCCATAAATCAAACATGTCCAAACTTGGCTTAGATGGTAAGCCTATCCGCCGAGCTGACGGCAAAGTCCTGAAGGGACCTAACTATAAACCACCTGTATTGAACGACCTGATCAACCCATGACCACCTCATATATTTCTCGCACGGGACGTGTCCAATCTTGGATGGATGATCCAACGTCCAGGCTGCCGGTGTCGTGCACGGTGTTTGTTGTCCAAGACTCTATGGAGGGTCCTGATGGAATCGAAGCAAGCTGGCGATTTGTATCACATGCTCTACGTTTCGGAGCAGGTTGCGCGGTCCACTTGTCGGAACTGCGACCCCGAGGTGAAGAAAACGGAAAGGGGCTGGTTGCATCTGGACCAGTCTCCTTCGCTAAAATCTACTCAACGCTAAATGAGATCCTCCGTCGCGGCGGGGTGTACAAGAACGGCGCTGTGGTGTGTCACCTCGATCTCCGGCACAGTGATGCTCTTGAGTTTATTACTACTCCTCGATCCGAACTACCTTGGGTCAAGCGATGCATCAACATCACCCCCGAATGGTGGGAGGGGTGTTCGTTTAAGGAGGAACTCCTACACGCCATCAAGTCAGGTGACGTCTGGCTAAACAAAGTAAAACATGACGAAGATGGAAAACGAATCCGAGGTAATGTCTGCCTGGAGGTATACCTGCCCTCACGCGGAACATGTCTGTTGCAGCATGTCAACCTGGGTGCCTGTGAATTCGACGACATCCCGCGAGCTTTCTCTGAAGGTATGCAGGAGCTGTGCACCCTCCACGGTCGAACTGGCGTTGGCGATTCAGGAGAGTATCTCCCAAGCGAAACCGACCGACAAGTCGGACTTGGAATGCTCGGACTGGCAAATCTCCTACGGCGGTACGGCGTAACTTACGAACAGTTTGGTCTTGCACTGGAGCAATACAACGAAGGTGACATTGTTCGGACACCTGCTTACGAGCTGGTATCTGCCATTGCATCAGGCGTTGATCTTGCGGCTGGTGTTGCTCGTAGGAACAACATGGTTCGTGCCTTTGCAATCGCTCCCACAGCGTCTTGTAGCTACCGCTCACGGGACATTGATGGGTACACCGCTACGCCTGAGATTGCACCACCTATCAGCCGGACGGTTGACCGCGACAGCGGCACGTTCGGTGTACAAACTTATGACTATGGCGACGTCGAAATCGCCAGCAAAGTCGGTTGGGATAACTACAAGCGTGTTGCCGATGGCATCATGACTTTGCTCGACCGCACGGGACTTCTTCACGGGTATAGCTTCAACAGTTGGAGTGATGTTGTCAATTACGACAACGCCTTTATCGAAGAGTGGTTGGAATCTCCTCAAACCTCCCTTTACTATTCCTTGCAAGTGATGGGAGACGTACAAGATAAGTCAAGTGCATATGCAGCACTGGATGAAGACGACGTTGAAGCTTACTTGGAAGGTCTCCTCGTTCCTGAGGAAGAACTTACCTGTGACTGTCAAGAATGAATCCGTACGAAAAACTAATCAATCGAAAAAGAAAATGGACTCCGGTCCAGACAACTGCCGGTACATGCAAGCAGGGCGCGGAGGAAGCAATCCACCGTGCACTTGCATTGCGGCACATGGAACTACCTGTGGGAGATTTTATTACTAATGCCCTCTCCTCTGACGTACCGAGTAATGCAAGGGAACTCTTACTGTCCAATGTCCAGGACGAAGAGAATCACGACGTCGCACTTGGTTACATCGCCAATGCTTACGGCGTTGATGAAAAAGCTGAGGCGGAAGCCCTTAGGCTTAAAGCCGCTTGGGAAGCACATCCAGATCACACGATCACCAAAGCACTTGTTGCCGAACGTGCGATCTTCTTCGTTCTTCTACCATTCTTTCGCTTTAATGGTGACGCTGGTATGAGGACCGTTTCAGCGGACATCAGCCGAGACGAGCAAATTCACGTGGCCGCGAACAGCCTTGTTCATACTGAGCTGGGGTATAATATCAGCCCTTCTCTTGATAAACTTCGCAAAGCTACTATCAACTGGGTGATGCAACCCCTTGGTAGTCATGCCGATAAATATCTGGACAAAAAATTTTGGCTGGATTCCAGCGACCGGCTAATGTACGAGGGCAAAGCACCTCAATTAGCTGAGACAAAAGCAGCTCGGATGCCAGCATTCTTCGAGCACTCGAATGTCAATCTCCCCCAATACGCTTAAGTTCCAGTACGAAAAACTGGAGATGATCAAAGCTCGGTTAGCGGAAACCTTTCCTAACGAGCCGATCAAACCATCTGATCTACCCGCAGACATTTACTACAAAGCTGGTCAAGCCAGCGTTGTTCTATTCATCAACCAATTACTAGAAGAAGACGATGTGCGTTGACATTGCAGGGATGCTTGGGTTCAAACCTCCTAAGCCGCCTGATGCTCCAAAGCTTCCACCAATCCAAAAGAAAAACCCTGAGCCGCCTAAGACAGCACCTGCTCCTAAGCCTCTTGAAGACAAAGAAAAGAAACCAAAGGTTGACTTTGCTAAGAAGATGTCCGTACAAAAGGCTAAGCGTGTTGGAGCTAGTGATCTAAAGATCCCTCTTCAACAACAGTCTTCTGGCGGATCCACCGGAGGTCTAAATGTCTAACGCGAAAGTACGGTACAACCAACTGTCTAGTGACAGGCATCAATTCCTGGACACAGCAGTTGAGTGTTCTGAACTGACGCTGCCTCACCTTATTACTGATGACCTTCAAGTTCGTCAGAACCACAAGAGGCTGATTACGCCATGGCAATCCGTCGGTGCAAAGTCAGTTGTCACACTTGCAGCCAAGCTCATGCTTGCTCTGCTACCTCCCCAAACCACGTTCTTCAAACTGCAAGTTCGTGATGATAAGTTGGGAGAAGAACTTCCAATCGAAGTTAGAAGCGAACTCGACCTGTCCTTTTCTAAGATGGAGAGGATGGTCATGGACAAGATCGCTGCTTCTAGTGATCGTGTCGTAGTTCACCAGGCTCTTAAGCACTTGATCGTGGGCGGTAACGCCTTGATCTTTATGGGCAAAGATGGTCTGAAAAACTTCCCACTCAACCGCTACGTAGTCAGCCGTGATGGCAACGGTTACGTATGCGAGATCGTTACTAAAGAGTTAGTCAACCGTAAGCTCCTCGGTATTGACCCCATGCCTGACCCCAATGCGGTATCAGGTAAAGGCAATAACGATGGTGATGCTGAGGTCTATACCTACGTACGTCGTCAAGACAACGGCGGCTGGGTGTGGCACCAGGAGGTCGACGACATGATCATCGAAGGCTCCCGGAGTACTGCTCCTAAAGATGCTTCGCCTTGGCTGGTCCTTCGCTTCAACGCTGTTGATGGTGAAGACTATGGCCGAGGTCGTGTTGAAGAGTTCCTTGGTGACCTCCGTTCACTGGAGGCACTGAGCCAAGCTTTGATCGAAGGCAGTGCTGCTGCTGCAAAAGTGGTGTTCCTTGTGAACCCTGCCGCCAGCACCAAGCCAGCTACCATTGCCAAAGCAGGTAACGGTGCTATCGTACAGGGTCGTCCTGAAGACGTCAGCGTCGTTCAGGTAGGCAAGACCGCTGACTTCGCTACTGCGGCGCAGATGGCACAGCAGATTGAGCGACGTCTTGGTGAAGCCTTCCTGTTGCTGAACATCCGTCAGTCAGAACGAACCACTGCAGAAGAGGTGCGCCTCACACAGCTCGAACTAGAGCAACAGCTTGGAGGTTTGTTCAGCCTGCTGACTGTTGAGTTCCTCAAGCCTTACCTGGCTAGGACCTTGATGGTGATGCAGCGCAGCGGACAGCTTCCGAAGATTCCTAAGGACTACGTCCAGCCACAGATTGTGGCAGGTGTGAACGCACTTGGACGTGGTCAAGACCGAGAGAGCCTTACTGCTTTCATCGGCACCATTGCTCAGACTCTTGGACCTGAGGCGCTGATGAAGTTCATTGACGCCAGTGAAGCAATCAAGCGTCTGGCAGCGGCACAAGGTATCGACGTGTTGAACCTCGTCAAGACACCACAGCAGTTGCAGCAAGACATGCAGCAACAGCAAGCCATGTATTCCCAGAAGTCTCTGGTTGATCAGGCCGGTCAGATGGCCTCAGCTCCGCTGATGGATCCGACCAAGAACCCTGACGCTGCAGACCTGGCACAACAATTCACCCAACAACCACCAGTAGATGGCTGAAACCTACACTTATGACAACTCCCCTGACACAGAGGTCCTGACTGAAGAAGAGCAGGACTCTCTGGCAGTGGGTGAAGAGCTTATGGAGCAACAGGAAAACCTGTTAGCTGGTAAGTACAAGAATGCACAAGACCTTGAGAGTGCATACATCGAGCTTCAGAAGAAGCTTGGAGAAGGTAGCTCTGAAGAAGCAGAAGAAGTTTCTGAAGAGCCTGAGTCAGACGACGATGTAGATCCTGTTGTTGACATGCTGACTGCTGCATCTGAAGAGTATGCACAGGAAGGTGCAATGTCACAGGAGACCTTTGATGCTCTTTCTGAAATGAGTAGCGAGGAGTTGTTGAATGCATACGTAGCTATGCAACAGAACGCAGCTACTACACAACAAGCTGCTGATCTTTCTGACTCTGATGTCAGCGAGTTGAAAGCAGCAGTTGGTGGTGAAGAAGCCTATGACCAGATCACTGGCTGGGCTGCTGAGTCACTGTCTGATGCAGAGCTAGATGCATTTAACTCGACCATCGAGAACGGCAGTAAGGCACAGATCCAAATGATCATGGCTGGTCTGCAAGCTCGATACCAGGCAGAGAACGGATACGAAGGTCGTCAACTGCAAGGCAAGCCGCCTAGCAGCAGTGGCGATGCCTTCCGTAGTCAGGCTGAGGTTGTTGAAGCTATCAACGATCCTCGGTATGACCGTGACCCTGCCTATCGCAACGACGTATTGATGCGTCTCGAACGTTCTGACGTCTCATTCTAATGACTACTGTTATTGAAGACGGCGGTCGCACAAACCTATACGCAAAAGAACCACCTATGACTATCATGGAAGTGACTGAAACTCACAATGAAAAAGCTGAGAAGCTTAATGGTCGTCTTGCTATGCTGGGCGTCATTGCTGCTCTTGGTAGCTACGCAATCACTGGTCAAATCATTCCCGGTATTTGGTAATGCCTCAAGGTAAAGGAACCTACGGTTCACAAAAAGGTCGTCCGCCTAAAAAAGGTATGAAAGGTGGCAAGAAAAAATGTTAGCCTAAAAATTGGTAAGCATAAATCCCGCAAAGGTGGTCTCACTGCTGCGGGACGTGCTAAATATAACAGAGAAACTGGGTCCAACCTGAAGGCTCCACAGCCTGGTGGTGGTCCACGTAAGCGTTCTTTCTGTGCCCGCATGTCGGGTAACAAAGGACCAATGAAAGATTCAAAGGGTCGTCCTACCAGGAAGGCTCTTGCCCTACGACGCTGGAAGTGTTAATCATGCCTGCAAAACGTGGCTTGTATGCCAACATTCATGCTAAAAGAAAAAGAATCGCTGCTGGTAGTGGCGAGAAAATGAGAAAGCCTGGGTCTAAAGGAGCACCCACGGCTGCTAACTTCAAACGC